TTAAAGAGATGAAGCGAGAGATCGACAGAATGATCAAAAAGGAAATGAAGGGGGAAATCTAAAATGGGATTTTTAGAGTTATTGGAAAAGAAACAAGACAAGGTGACTGTTAGTGAAATGGCGCTGGTGAAGAAGTACCTGCCAGAGCGAGTGAAGGTGGCCGTCCCTGCATGCATGTATAGAGTGCCGGGGGACGATGGAATACCGAGCGTGGATTATGAGGTATACGGTGTATTGGCATGGGTAATCGCTCATCGCGAGGATAACGACATCACTATCGCTGAGGTAGGTGATAGAATTGGCGCACGGGAAAACGAGCAGCTGCAAAAAATCACGCGAGAGATACTATACTTCTATACAACGTTCACCAGGCAGGAAGTAGAAGAACGATTTTTCACTGAGGACGTGCTGGAGGAGGGCGAGGAAGGTGATACTGGAAACCCTCCCCTGGAGCCACCATCGAAGAGCAGTACAAAGTCATCGAAGACATAGCATTTTACATGATGGAAAATGGACATACTCGTGCCGCTGTATTGGATTATGAACTGCCTTTCATATACGCTTTTGCAGGCAAGCGGGTGGAAGCGATGCGAGCAGGAAGCCCACAACAACAACCCGAAGAGCGCACTTTCGGGGGCGGTCGTAGAGGCGGTCAGATGCGGACAGTTAAGACGATGACATCGGATCAGGCGTTAGCAAAAGTGAGAAAACAGAAGAAAGGCAGATAATGGCGACAGACATCGGAACAATTCGCGCAGCGATAACCGCTGATACAAAGGATTGGAATAAGGGCTTTGGTGATGCCAGTAAAACCCTAAAAGGGTTTTCTAAGAGCGTTCCGGAATTTCTCAAACCCGTTTCAGTCGCTTTGATTGGAATGGGTGTAGCGACAACGGCTGCATTAGGATTAGCTGTAGGGAAGTTCGTTAGCTTTGAAAAGGCGATGAAAAATGTTGCCGCTGTCAGTGGAGCGACGGGAGAAGAATTCAAGAAATTATCTGCTTTTGCTCTTGACATGGGATCAACGACAGCCTTTACCGCTAGAGAAGCCGCCGAGGGTATGTACTTTCTCGCCTCTGCCGGCCTTTCCGTAGCAGATCAGATGAAAGCCACATCATCGGTTTTGGATCTGGCAGCGGCGACCCAAAGTGATATGTCCCAGTCCGCCCAAGCGGTTGTCAATACATTGAGTGGATTTACGCTGGCGGCTGACCAGTCGCGTCGCGTTGCTGACGTATTTGCAGGATCTATTTCCACGTCTCAGGCTACTTTGGAAAAACTCAGAACCAGCCTCCCAATCACCTCCTCGGCTTTTTCCGACATGAAATGGAGCATCGAGGATAATGTCGCCGCTCTATCTTTATTGTATAATAAAGGCGGGCGTGCTGAAACTGCCGCCACAGGCTTGCGGATGGCAATTAAAACCCTGTTAGACGTGACGCCAGAGGGGACAGAAGCGCTTGACGCTATGGGCTTAACCCTGGATGATGTAAGCCCCAAAACAAACACGCTGGCCGAGATTGTCGCAAAGCTGGAAGGAGCTAACTTCGATACTACGGCCAGCATCAAGATCTTCGGCAAAGAGAATGATGCTATGTCGAAATTGGTGTCCCAGGGATCAAAAGCGCTCATTGCCTTTACCGCGGCGCTAGAAGATTCGGCGGGAGCCGCTGCGAAGATGCGCGATATACAGCTTGATAGTCTGAGTGGAGATTTTACGTTATTCAAATCCGCAGTAGAGGGTGCCGCCATTTCCATAGGGGCAACACTGTCTCCAGCGCTCCGCTCCATCACCGGCGACTTAACAGGTGCCGTGACTTGGTTCAACAAACTGGGTGATACGGAGAAGAAAATGATCAGTTGGGGAACGGCAAGTGCCGGCGCATTGTCTCTGACCGCGGGGGCGGCTGGATTAGTGATAACCAAGATCCCCGCTATGGTAAAAGGCTTCAAGATGCTTCCCAAAATCACCGGACCTGTGGCCGTGGTGACGGCTGGCGTCCTCTTGAATGCTGTAGCGTGGGCAAAAGCCTATAAGCATTATAAGCTTTGGCGTGATGGTATTATCTCCGCTGAGGAAGATGCTGATGGTTGGCGGAAGGCCGTGAAGAACCAACAGAAAGCCTTTGACCTGCTAAGTCTTTCCATGAAACAAGCTAAAGACGGAGGCTATGATCCTGTTGCAATGACAGTGTCAGAGCTTAATGTGGATTTCAAGGAGTTGAATAAGCTCCTGGGCGGTCACACAAAATTAACTATGAATGCTGGCGTATTGCAAACAATCCTTGCTAAGAATCTGGGGGAGACAGAAAAGAAGATCACAAAAACCACCGAGGCGACAGAAGAAGCAGGTGACGCCACAAACGATCTGAATGATGATGCGGGCAACCTGAATGATACCTTGGCAGCCAACACGACCGAATGGGGGAATATTGGTGAGGCATTTGGGACATACGTCGCTATTACAGGGGAAGGGTATGGCTTGAATGCGCTCCAGGCTGTTGAGTATTATAAAACAGTAAAAGAAAAGGGCTTAGAAACCGCAGAAGCGGAGCGCGCTGTGACAAATACCATTTCAAATCTGCAACTAGAGCGATTCACAGGGGCGAAGTTTCTCGACGTTCAGGCCACGAAAGAACATAGGGGAGAGATCGAGAAGCGCGAAGTGGTCGATAAAGACCATCTAAACAAAATCCAGCAATATAGGGGTAAGCAATTTGAAGGCCATAGAGGCATTATCACCAAAGCAACAGGTATGATAAAGAAGTTTTTTGATTGGGAAGTCCTGGCATCCCACGAGCGATCAGAAAAAGCATATTCTATTAGGGCGGCTCAGTATGCAAAAGAAGCTGATGCGCTGGACAGATATTATGCCGATTTGTCCAGTGGCGAAGAGGCGATGATAAGACTCCAAAAGAACATGGCTGATGAAGAACTGGAGATCTCGAATCGGGTTTATCAGGAAAGGATAAAGCTGGATCAGGAACAGACGCGGGAGAGGGAAGTTCTGGGCGCTCAATTCCTGAGAAGTGTGCAAAACCAAGCTGACGAGGAACTGGGCATAGTGAATCTGAGCAACCGGGAAAAAGGGAGGCTTAGGGAATTAAGCTCAACGAAACGCGAAGATTTATTGAATGACGAATTAGGACGGGTAGAAGAAATATATCAAAACTTCCTTCCCTTCTTTGAAAAGTACAATTTAGATCTCACATCACTTGATCAATGGCGTGCAGATGTGATGTTGGAAACCGAACAACACCTTACCAAGAACAAAATAGAAGAGCTAAACAAGTATTCCAGCCGATTCGAAGAACGACTGATGAATGACACGAAAATGGCGGCTGATTATTGGGGGGCGGTTGACCTTGTTACAGGTACATTTGACGAGCAAAAATACCTGGAGTCCAGGAAAGGTGCTGGTGGCTATATCTATCAGGGGATGGATCCCGAATATGTGAACAGGCTCACCGAGCCTATGAATCTATCCACTCTATATGGGGCGCAATCTGAGTCCCCCAGTCTCGTTCCTGAACAGGAACTGAGCGCTTTGTCTTCTCTTTATGGATTTCAGAACGGTGGCCAGGCGGCCGAGACACTGTCTCAACCTGCGCCCCAGACGTCACAATACGAGTCTTATCCCGAAACAGCATCCCAGGCTCAAGGCGATTTGCATATCCATATCGAAATAGCGAACATGAACGGCGGGGACGAAGGCGCTCTTAACGATTTGGCCGAGGATATAGCTCGTCGAATAAAAGGGCAAAACATAACTATCTAAAGGTGAATCATGAGTGCAAGTTTTTTCATCCCGAATCCAGAAGATACAGACTTCCCTTTTACTGAAGATTGGGAGGTTGCCCAGTGGGTATATGAAGCGGGTGCCACAACCACGAAAGTCCGCTTTCAGACCGATACCGATCATCCATCGTGCCTTCGCATTATTTCGGATACCAACGCCAAGGGTATTTATCTGACGGTAGAAGATGTCTGGTCAGCGACAAAATATGCTTTGGAATTTTCTTACAAAGTAGCTAGTGGCCAAGAGTTGGATTATCTCATATATGATAATATCGGAGCAGGGACAATCGCTTCAGGGACTCTGACGGAACTGGTATGGTCATATCATTATGAGGAATTTGATGCTCCTGCTGGCTGTACTGAGATTATAATTTATCTCAGGGCGGGAACGGCCAGCGGCCTGGCAATCTATATTGACGATCTCAAACTCCAGGGAAATGTTCTGGAAGAAGACCCCGATAAACTGGCATACAACTATCCGAAAGCTGGATCTGTTAAACCCACGCTGAACCACACGCTGAAAAGCGATATTTTCATGACGAGCGTTGATATAGATATGGGCTTCCCGCACCGTCCAGATCTGGCCTTTGATCGATTGCTGGACTTCCATAGAAGCAAAAAACAGACGTATTTTGATGATGGGAAAGTGTCCGCTGTAACAGAAAGAGCGACTATGTATATTGAAACGCAATATGATTTTACAGATGTTGCCAACCCCTCAACAACTCATATCGCTTATGAAGACAAGAGCGCATCAGAACCCGCAGCTCAAACGGATTTTGAGACGACAGAGATCGATACGGCGGATTATAACGTACTGGATGATGACGATAGTAATTCATATCAGGATTCCGCATCTGTTACAGGGCATTACCAATATCATAAATTTGTGTTTGACTGCTCTGCGGATTATGGTGTTGCAGCGTTTGTCAAGAGCTTTGAAATCACATATAAGGGGACATCAAACGACGCCTCCCCATCGAACCAGGATGGAGTCACTTTATATCTCTGGAACGTGAATGCGGGAAACTGGGTGGCGGTTGGAGCAACACGCGTTTCTACAAAAGAGACAATCACTTTCTCGACCACGAAGCCCGAACAGGCTCAGATGTTTGTCGATATTCCCAACGGAGAGATCAATGTCTTGGTACAGTCAAATGGCGCAAAGGGAGCGGGGGCGGCTCTGACTGTTGACAGTTATTATGTAGAAGTTACTATCAATAAATCGAAAAGCACGACAATACCTCTAATCAACAGGGCGGTTCTTACCGCTAACGATGTGAGCTATGTAAAGAATCTATCCAATTTTGAATCTCTGGTGCTGGGGCCAGATTACAGGATCGGAGATGATGCAAAATCGATCCATGTGGATGGGGTTTACTGTTATTTTGAGGCTGGCACATATCTTAATGCTGGAAATGTTCTTAATGGCGGAGTAAGCGATCTGCATATAGCATTATGGCTTAAGACTTCGGGAGCTACCGCCTGCATGATCATCGGCAAGCGAAATGCCATGGGAGGCGGTCCTGGGTTTTCTCTGGAAATGCTGGCTACGGGGAAGCTCAAGATGGAGATTGAGGATACGGATTCTGATGTATATGCTATAAATGGAACCACCGCAATCAACGATGGAGAGTGGCATCAAATCGTGGTTACCGTAGACCGGAATGCTGATGCAAATTGCAAGATCTATCTCGCCGGTATTGATGACACCTTATCTACTTCAGGCGGTGCAGCGCTT